ATCAATAGCAGTATCTGCACTACCATTAAATGCACCTGTACCAGTGACATCGCCACCACTAAAAGCTATATTTCTTGATGTTGTTAATGTTGGTGCTGAGCCAGTAATACTGTGAGGTACTAGGTCATTACTATCCAGCACAACAATTTGTTGTAAAGCCATACTATTTAATCTCCCTTATACATTAATGTGTAATGTTCCATCTATATTTACCAAATCCCCTTGCTGGGAATCGCTTGGTGCAGATGAAACTGATTGCAATCTTACTGTGCCGTCTTCTTTGGCAGTGAATAAGTCTGTTGTTCCTTTTTTAAGAGACACTTCTGTGTCTCCTAAAGTAACTTTTCCTTTAGAACCATCACCTTTTTCAAACGTACCTGACGATGCACTTATAATTAGGTCATCGTGTCCTGCTGATGTAAAAGTCATAGAACCTTTGGTTCTTAAATTTTGTTCTACTACTATAGCACTCTTAGTGCCATTATATGTAAAAGCAATAACTTGCGAGCCACTATTTGCGAATCTATAACTATCTGCTTCTACTATTGTGCCTGATAAAGCTCCTCCACTAAATCCAGCTCCAGTTATTGTACCAGAATAACTGAGGTTTCCTGTGATAGATAAATTTCCTGTAATCGAAGTATTGCCTTGTATGTCTATAGAACTTGTACCTAGATATAAAGGACTTCCTGTACCTTCTCCATCAAAAACTCTTTTGACTCCTGATTCAAGACCTTGACCTTCTGATGAACCTAGAACTGTTAATAAGTCTTTATAAGTAGAGCCAACTGATTTATTTAATAAACTCGCCATATTGCTCCTTTAACCCGCAAGGGGTATAACCACTTTAGTAAATGTAGGTTCTGGAGGTTTTGACACCTTTACGATCATTACAGGAGCCATCTTTACTAAACCTATAACTTCTAACTTACCTAATGACTGCCATTGACTTGATAATGTGTGCCATGTTTCGTTATAGAAACCTTGAGAGTCATCTATTACTGTAGGTGGTGTTAGTTTTGCCATTAAAAATCTTGTCCAACAATAGATATATTTGATCCATCTTGACCTGTATTAGCCATTCTTTTGCCTTCAATAACTTTTAAATTGTATTGATTTTCAAAATAAGGAGCCATTTTTATTGATTGAGGATTACTTTCGTATCCTTGTTGAACAACTTTCATTACTAAAGCTTCGTGAAATTCTTCTGGAATTACTGTAGATTCATTCATTCCAATTAGTGTTGAATCTGTATCAGCGCTTGTAAACTTTTCATCTTCAGATGTAATAAACAATGTAACTTGTTTAATCTCTGTAGGGCTTGTGTATATTACATTATCAACTGTTTCAGCGATTGCTATAGCGTTTCTTTCAATCCAGTAAACTTTCATTATGTTATGTCTCTGGTTTCTGGTCTACCAACCAATCTTTTAATTTGCTTTCCGTCATAATCAACACTATTTACTTCTATAATTTTATCATTTAAGCCATAGTATCGTTGACCTACCTCTGTATTAAAATTAAATGCTCCTTTTATAATCTTTGTTTTAACACAAAAATCTTTCATAGCATTATTCAATCTGATCCTTATTTCAGTTTCAGACATAGTAGGATGATGCACTTTTACCATTTCAATCATTTGCTTTTGTGTCATTTTCTTCCCCCTATAAGAACATCCATCTGTTGTTTGTACAACCCTAGTAAAATCGTTATTTCATTTTGTGTACTAGTTGCTAATTCAACATCTTCTTCTTCGTGTATTAAATCATCTACTCTTTGTTGAAGTACTTTAATACATGATGCAATAACAACGCAGTATTCAGCATTGTTAGGAAAATTTGAAATAGTGGTATCTGAATGAACAACTGTAGGGTAGACAATAGATTCAGTTATGGATAAATCTGTCTCATCTACATTGGGCTTTACTATTAATTTGTTTCCAATAACGTAATAAACAGGGTAATTGTTAGTTGCTAAATGAATACTCCCACTATCGCTTACTTCATCTGATAGTATTGGAGACACTTCATTTGCGTTACGAGTTCCTCTTTTTACGTGAATAATTTCTTCGTTTTCTATATTTCTACCCGTAGATACATTTGAACTAGTACTGCTTGAATGATTTCGTTTAAGATCAATAGGTAATGCACTTAACACTTCTTTTGCAGAAACAGTTAAATAGTCTGAAAGAGCGTCATCGTCGTATGTCGTTCCAACTAAGTCTTTTATCTGTTCTTTAAATGTTTGCATAGTTCCCTTTTGTAAAGGGGGAAACGAGCGTTCCCCCTAAACAGTTTGTTTCCTTAATTAAGGAGTCACCATAATTGCATGACTCTCTAACATAGAGATACCAATACCTTCATCAGAAATGTATTGATCTTTAACACCATCGTAATCGTTAGCTTGAATACCAGCTTCAAACTTTGGAGCCCTGTATTGTGCATGGAAAAGGTTTTCATCATCCACAATCAACATAGTTTTGTTGTAAGGTCCTCTCAAAGAAGGAGTTGGAATTAACTGAAGCATTCCGTGAGGCGTTTCTAATGATCTGTAATTGAAACCTAGACTATCTCGCTTCATGTCTCCAATATTTGCAGTCCAACCAGAACCAGCAGTCCAAGAGCTAGTTTCTGAAGTACCTTGCTTAGACCAGTATCCTAAAGCACCTGCACCTACAAAAGCACGTTTCATGCCACTTGTAGGAACATATTGGAATACTTTTTCCATTGCATCAACAAACTCACCATAAGTATCTATATTTGTAGAAGCAAACTTATTTTGAGCGTCTCCAGTTGTAGTTCCATAGCGATTTAATGCAGTAACGATACCTAATGTGGTACGAGTTACTCCACCATTTGCTACTACGTCTTCAACGTTAGCAAATCCACCAGACATTCCTTTAGGATTAGAACCAAACAGAAAAGCACGTTCTTTTTGAATCTTATGCTCTTGTGCTTTCATAGTTCTTAATCGAGCCAATTCACTAGACTCACCACGTAGAGAAGCCTCTAAAAGCGTTCCTGTAATCTGCAATGGTGTCTTAAATATCTGAGTTGAATTGTAAACGACTTCTAGGTCATCACTCCAAGGAGTAGGCGATCCTGTGCCCTCACCCTGTGCATTACCAACTACAACCAACCAGTCATCAGCTGCCGCGTCAAGTGCCGCATTTGTCAGGTTGATGTATTTTATTTCTGAACTAGCGTAGTTTGTGACTAAAACTTGACCTTTAGATGCACCACTAGGTCCAGAACTGTCTGCAAACACATCACAAACCAATCCATTTAAGTTTTCACCGTCTTTAATGCCTTCCACGTTTGAAATAGCAACTGCACTTCCTAACTCAGCTCCAGAAGCAACAGAGGCGGCCTCTGCGATTTGAAACTGTTGTTTTTGCCAAGGGTTTCTGTGTTCAAACATTTTAAAAATTGGGTCTTTCATCCCACTTATTGTATTTTGATTAGCTATTACAGTAGTAAAAGGTGTAACATCAGTCCAAAGCTCTTTAACAACGTTTGGTCGAATGTAAAAATCTCTCCTATCTGTATATAGCACTCCATTTCCACCTAGGTTCTTTGCACCTACTTCAGCGGTTACGTTAGCCATATTATCCTCCTAGACCCTCCAAGGTCTTTTTAGACTGTTATTTTTTACTATTCATTAAAGCTAAATTGAACATATCCTCGTCAGTAAAATTAGGTTCACTCTGCCCACTTGTAACTCCTGCAGGTGGAGGAACTGTTAATCTACCATTTCGGTTTTTCATCATTTCAGCTTTCTGTCTTGTTTCGACTTCAGCACTAGATGGAGCGTTTCTCAATCTATCAAGAGCAACAAGATTGTCTAGCGTAATACTTTCAGGAGATTGATAATAATTCACAAATTCTTGTGCCTTTTCAGGCGTATAACCATAAGAATTCACTAGGTTATTTTGCATAGCGTTTTGAGATTGCTGTGCCATTTCCTTCTGTTGTTGTTGCATAATTGCTTGTTGTTGGTTTTGATATTCTTGTCTCTGTTGATCCATAATGGTTTCTTGGTATTGAACCATATCGTCTCGGTATTTGTCAAGATTTCTTTGATATTTATAACTTTGAGATT